GCTTTTTTTGTTTCTTTATCTGCATCAGCATCTTTTAATTCTTGTATCTTTGCATTTACTTCTGCCTCAGTTGGCATGGTAGCACCATCTTTTATTATTTTAATATTTGCGTAAGTCATTCTCTGATCGTTAGGAATTTTATTTCCATTGTCGTCTTCTTTTTTCCAACCATACCAATTACCACCATTGAATGTGTGTAATGCCTTTTGCAAATAATCTATTTCTTTAGTTCTCATAATTCTCCTTATGCTAGTTTAATAAACAAAACATGTGTTTCGTTTTGATCAGTATTACCTCTTAGTGTCTGACCTCCACCAGAATAACCTGATGTTTGAAATTTTACTTTATCATTTGAAGTATTTGTAACATTCATAACATAGATAGCATCACTGCTAGTGAATGAACTAGAATGTGAAGTTTCAGTTGCACCAGAGGTTCTAAAAGTGTAAGTGCTGTTATCAACAGTTGAATATATATTGAAACTACCTGAAGTATTATTATTAAGTTGATGGTCTCCATGAGCTATGATTAAATATTTACCAGTTGATGGAAAAGAAAAAACACCAGAACTTTCTGTCATTCCTGTTCCTAAATAACTAAAATCATTACTATCATTTCTTTCCCAATTAGAAGTAATAAATCCATTAGTTGTAGTGTCTGCTGTTAATCTCCAATTATCTATTTCTTCTATTCCACCACCAGCTTCTGCAAAAGTATTATCTCCTCTTAAAAAGGTTGTAGCATCTTTAGTTCCTGTTGCTGTTAGTTTAGCAAGTGAAACTGTATTATCTGATGGAACTCCTACATCTAAAGTATTTCCAAGAACTATTATAAAATCAATCACATCTCCTGTTTGTAAATTACTAGCGAATGTAATTGTGCTAGAAGAAACTGTAAATGAAGTCGTTGGGCTTTGCAAAATTCCATTCAATGAAACTAAGAACTGATTAACATTTGCGTAAGCTGTAAAATTAGCACCACCATTTTGCATTGTGTAACTAGCTTGACCATTAACTACACTTATTGCGTCTAGCTTAACGAAGTTTCCAATAACAGGTTGTTTTCCTATATATGCCATAATTAATTTACCTTATCATTTTTAATATTATTTAAAAGAGGTAGATATGAGGTGTGGTGTGGTATACCTACCCCTATTAAATAATACTTCATTCAACTATCTCCCAAGTTTGATTTGTTTCATTCCAAGTATATCTTTGACCATCTGTAGGTTTATCAACTGGTGCTTCCCAAAGACAAGTTGTTTCATTTAATACCCAAGATGGATAAGGTTTTGGTGGAATAAAAGCATCTCTAGTTTGATCATATTTATAACCAATACCAGCATAGTTTTTTCTAAAGGGTGTTCCACCTAATAAATGTACTCCACCTCTTGTATTGTATGAAGTTTGTATAAACATATCTGAAGTTTTATGTAAATTTTGTAAAAACTCTAAACCAGCTTGTTCAGTTGTTGCAATATCATTTGATACTTTTTCAACTCTTTCAATTATATTTCCAACCTTTAATTTTGCAAAATGTGCCATAATATTTTCCTATGCTGTATAACTCCCACTTGCTGTAAATTTAATAACTGTATCTGTTCCATCTGTAGTAACAGTTGGAGAACCTGTTGTAGTTCCTGAATAAGAAGTTGTAGGCACTCTTAAAATAACTACACCACTTCCTCCAGCACCAGACTCTGTATCAACTCCTGATCTTGAACCTCCACCACCACCTCCTGTGTTTGCTGTACCATCTGTTGCTCCTCCTACACTTTCATTTCCACCATTTCCACCACCACCTGTTCCACCAGAACCTGGAGTAGCAGTATCACTAATTGCTCCACCTCCACCTCCAGCATAGGTTACTGCTGAACCTGTTATTGAATTTGATAAACCATTTCCTCCATTTCCACCAACGGTAGTTGTACCATTTGAACCAGATGCACCAGCACCTCCTCCACCACCAGAACCATAAAAAGAATTATTACCAGCACCAGCACCACCATCATTTCCTTGACCAACAGTACCAGAACCAGCACTACTTAAATAACCAGCACCTCCTCCAGAACCACCACTTAATCCATTAAAAGTGGTACGGCCACCACCACCTCCTCCAATAGCAGTTACAGTTGAAATTCCTGTACCAGATAAAACACTATTTGAACCATTATTTCCAACAAGATCAGTAACTGATGCACCACCAGCACCTACAGTTACTGTATAAGTTGCACCACCATTTAATGAAATAGCACTTCCACCATAATTAGTTAAATATCCTCCAGCACCTCCTCCTCCTCCAAGAGAATAACCACCTGATCCACCTCCTGCAACAACTAAATATTCTGCTGAATAAGATTGTGGAGTTTCTAAAGTTACATCATCATCAACACTTGGTATCCAACCTTGTGTTGCACCAGAATAAACTATTCTTACTGATTGACCATTAGTATTATATTCTGGGTTAGGAGATGAGTTTCCTTGAAAGTTTAAACTGTTTGGATTTATTGTAACATTATTTGTTCCCCAATTTCTTGTGTAATCTGAAAATTCTATTGTATCTCCAGCATTAGCTGAAGATGGTAATGTAACTGTTACTGCACTTGATGTTGTATTAATCCAATATCCTTTTCCAGCTTCTGCTGTAAAAGATGCAGTTTTAATACCTGTATCCCATTTTAAATCTACAGTTTGTGTTTCAGCTGGATAGTTTCCTATATAAGCCATTTAAACTCCTTACGATACATCAGTTAATAATTGCAAATGAACATCACAATTACCACTAGCATCATCAGTTTGTGCTTGTACTTTATCAGAACTTGCTAAAACTATTTTTGGTAGTTCTAGTGATGAACCACTTAGTAATGGTACATCTTTGAATATGAATTTTCCAGCAGTTGCTGAGTTATCATATTTCTTGATTGATACATTCATTGATGTTGTTGTGGTATTAGAGATTGTTCCAGCAATAACTAAAGATTTGTTTGAAGCAGTATAAACATCTGTCAGAGTTGCATCTGTTAGACTTACTTGTGCATCATTAAAATTATTTGCCATATTTTCTCCTTAACTTCCTAAAGCTACTGCAAATGGAATTGAATTAGGGTCAGTTTCTGAAACTGTTACTCCACTTGGTAGGGTTATTGCATTTGTTGATGTATTGATACTAAATAATTCTAAATCATCTGTTCCATCAAACAGCTTAATAGAAATGGTGTCGGTTACTGAGTTGTCTAGCCAGATACTACCAGCTACTGCTGATGCTGGTCTTGAAGCACCAATATGATTGGTATTTAAGGCCTCTAAAATTGAGTTAAGTTCAGAACGGAATGTTCCGAAACTCTGGTTTGCCAACGATACATCTGAAACTTGTGCCATGACTTCTTATACTCCTTTTTTATTAAGTTTGCAATCCATAACCGATCGCTTGGTAGTCAAAAGTTTTATCAATTATTGTATTACTACTGTTTTTGAACACTATGTCAAATCCTGTTTTTGATTTATTTGTGATTACCCAATAATCGCCAGAATCTAAATCTTGACCTGTAATTGAAATGTTTGGAGTTTGATAAAAATTATTTGTAAATGTAATTGTTTTGGTAGTTAATCCTGATGATACATCATCTCCAGTTTCTGTTCTTTTTTCTAATACTAATTTAACCTGTAATCCTGTAACCAATGGTTTAGCTTTATTATCTAATGAACTTAAATCTACTTTAAATTTAAAATATCTTCCTTTAAATGTTCCTTGTTGTGCTACTGTTGTGAAGCTAGATATATCTCCAAGACTTGTAGTTGAACTTCCTACAGAGATTAAAGCTGTATTATTAGTAGGTGCATTTCCGTCAAAGGGTGCTTTAGCATTGTCAAAAAGCAAAGCCCCACGACCTGAATCAAATAAATCATAAGGGTCATCAGATTGCATAGTTAATTCTACTTGGAAAGTAGCATCATAAATAGCATCTAAAGTAAATGTGTTATTGAATAAATAATTACCAGATGATTGAATATTGTTTGCTATTCCCCCTGTATCAAAAAAGAAACCAGAACTATCAGCATCATCAAAATCTCCAGCCCTGTCATCAAAAAGAGAAATAGTATCTAAAGTAACTGCTGGGTTATTATTATTATCTGCACCTAAAAATGTATTAGTATAAGTTCCAGTAAAAGTTGGTTCTTCATTAATTGTAGCAATATCTTCAAAAGCATCTAATCGAGTTACATTAGAAGAAATAATAGATGGATTTGCAGATTCATTTCCTAACTTATCAACTGCTTTTATGTATAAATGATATGGTGGTTTAAGTGCATTTATAGTTACAGAGTTTGATTTTCTTCTAGGTACTTGTACTAAATTAGTAGTATCAAACCATTCAACAGGAGATGCACCTACAGAGTATCTAATTTCATAAAATTCAATATCTAAATCTGCAACGGATTTCCATTGAAGTTGCATTTGATTTGACCCTACCATTGAAATATTAAATGATTCAACATCTTGTGGAGTATCTGTAGCACCAATTATTTTTCTAGTATCTGTAACAAATGTTGATCTAACTCCAAGTCCGTTGATTGCCCTAACTCGAACTGAATATGTGGCCTCATCAATTACATTGAGAACTTGATATTGAGTAGATTTACCCTCTCCTACTAATTTATAATCTTCTGTTACTGCGTTGCCATTTTTATCTAATGTTTGTTTTACTTCTACTTCATAATCTTCGACAAATTGGTCAGTAGATTCTCCTATGTTAATTAATAATCTAGTTAAAACAGTTCCGTCAGAATATTCTACTAAGTCATCATCTAAACTTAAACTTGCTGGTGGTAAAATAGAAAATGGATTAGGTAAATTAGTTGTTGGTATAGTTGGTGCTTGTGTCTTAGTAGCCCAAGTATAATGACTATCTTGATGTTCGACTAAAGATAATCCTATTGTAAAATCTTGATTAAATGTAATACCAATCACTCTAAAAGGTTTAGCACTAAAGCCCATAGAACTATGTGTAATATTTACGATTTCTCCAATAGATAAATCATAAGCATTAAAATTAATATTAAGACCTAAAGATAAAGCCTCTCTTGATCTTCTTAAAATAACTTCAGCCATTTCTTCAGCTTGATATTGATTTGTTAATGTTGTGAAATTAAATCTACCCTCTAATAAAAATCCACCATCTTGTGCTTTCATTGTTGCGTGTTGATCTGCACTTGGTAATCCTGAATCGTCTACTGGTGGAAATTGTGTTTCATTAACTTGGTAATTTCTATCAGGGTCTACAAATCCAACGATAACTCTATTATATCTTTCATTCTTAGGTGGAGTTGATAATGAATAACCACCTATAATATCATCTTCAGTTAGTGTTACAGTTGCTGTGCCTGTTGTTTCTATAATAAGATTATATTTACCAGCATTATAAGGCAGATAACCTCTACAACCTTTTAATAACTCTCTAACATTTTCTATTATGTTTTTAGAAGTATCTAAGGCTGTGTTTATATCAAAAATATTAATATCACTTCCACCTGAATATGGTGTTACTTGAGTTTCGCAAATTACTGAGGCATCATAAAAACTTTGTAAATCTATTTCTGAATCTTGTAATCCTTTTCCATATCTTGTGTTTGTTAAATAATCTAATAAACACCATGCTGGATTAGTTTCATAAGTAGCTGATTGTTCTACTAAACTTGCATTAAAAGTTCTAACTTTTTTACCTTGTATTTTAGCTTGTACTTTTGGAATACCAGTAAATGAGTCTTGATTCCATTTAAACCTTAATGCTAAATAACATAAGCCACTTAGTTTATGATTACTTCCCCAACTATCTAATGTAGATAATAATGTAGATGCTGATTGACCATCTGTTCCATAATGAGGCTCTAATCTAATTAAACTTTCATCATCTTTATAAAAATTACTATCTGAACTATCAACTTCAACTGCTGTGCCATCTGAAAAGCCACTAGCAAATGTAACAGGTTTATCATCAATTCTAATTTCTGTTATATCGTTTATTTCCCCCTCTGCCATAACGATAGCCATATAAAGATAGGTATTATCTGTTCCTGAAGTTTCCATGAACACTCTAGTTCCACCTGTTAATCTTTCTCCGTAGATTACAGGAATATTAGAGTCGTTAGATTGTTTGTTAATTAATAAACCTTTTTCAAAATCATCAAATTCATTAGTTCCAAAATCAGGTATCTCAGGAACTTTTGGTCTTAATGCCCAAGATATAAATAAAGTTATACCTAAAGACACTAAAGGATTCATGTTTTTAAAGAATTTAGATACTGAAGTTACTGCTTTTACAAATCCACCCATTATAACCAAGCCTCTTTAGTTGTTCTTGTTACAGTTCTAACAATTTTATTATCTTTAATTCTTATCCAATTAATTTCTTTACCTATTCCAAATTGTTTAGTTAGGAATGATTTAGTCCACTTCATAATATTTTTAAGATTATATTTACAAATTGTTTCTATATGCCAAAGATTATCTCCTGAGTTCCAATCTTTATTATCTATCAATCCCGTTTGTTTAAATTGATTATGTGCTTTATCAGATAACAAACCCCAATTAGTAAATCCTATTAATTTATTATTATCGTAGTGTTTCTTAAATTGATTTAAAGATATGCTAGGTATAAGATAACTAATTAAATCATTATCTGAGCAATCATCATATCTGTTATAGT